TGTCGTGCAGGCGCTCGCCGACAGCAGGATCGCGCACACTATCCCTCGCAGCATTGGCCTTCGCCACATCGTCCAGGGCCTTGTCCTGTGCATCACGTTCGGCCTCCGATCTGCCTAGATCACGGTTGTCGCGGCGGAGCCACCAAAGCCCGGCCAATCCCAAGGCAATGATGGCTCCGAAGGCGAGCCAGCTTATACTCACGGAATGATTGCCTTGCTGGCAATAATGCGTCCGACGACGGCCATGACACCACCAACAGACCCGGCGACACCCGAGAAGATGTCAACCAACTGCGCCTGATCGGCTTCACCGAGGCTGTAGCCGAAAGCCTGCGCAATGAGAGCGGCGATCAGGAGGATGGACCCCCAGATGCTTTTTGAGGCGTACCACTTTTTAGTGTCTTCCACGGGTGACTCCTTTCAATCGTCTGACAGAAATACACAACCCTCGGCAGCTCGCCGTCTGGCGAGGCCGAGGAGCTTCTTGCCGTCGTCTATGATCCATCGGTCGAATTCCTGAAAGGCCGCGAGACGGTCTCCGGCATTCAGGTGCTTGAGCATGGTTGACCGGGAAAACTGCCCCCGGCCAATATTGAAAACGAACGAGACAAGGGCGTCATACATGCCCTGTGTCAGAGGCTCTTTGACGAGGTCGGCAATTGCCAACTCTGCCTGTGCAACATCGCTCCGAAGCAAAGCGCGGCCCTGCTCCCGCGTGATCGCCAGGAAGGTTTCGCCCGGCTTGATCAGATGGCCGTATCCAATCGTCCAGCCATCGTTGGGGTCCATGTAGGGAGTCGCGCTGAATCCCTCGTATTCGGTGATGATGTTGATGGCTTTGTCGCTGGGTTTCATGCTGCCTCCAGCATTGCAGGGTTGACGGTGTGGCGTGAGACTTCGCCGTGTTCCTTGTGCAGCAGAATCGAAACCATCGACCGCTGCGATCGGTAGCCCTGGCCTTGTGCCCAGGCATCCGTTGGGGGAAGGACGCGGAAGGACTCGACCTTGATGCCTTGAACGTCATGAATCTGCTGTTGGTGAATGTGGCCGGTCCACCAGTAGCGATGTTCGGTTCGCCCCCAGGCTTCCTTTCGGTCGGCAGCCATGATGAGCGGCAGCTTGTCCAACTTAGCCTTGTCGCCGTGATGGACGCCGATCAGACACTTGCCGAATTCGTAGTAGTGATAAAGGCCGGGGGTCACATCGACCTCGATGCGCTTCTCTTTCTCGTAGAGGGCCGCGAGAGCATGTTGGAAAAACAGGCTGGAATAGGGGTCATGGTTCCCAGGCTCGATGATGACCCGGACCCGCTTATGCTTGGCAGCAGCCGCCTCGATGACCCTGCGGGCGCATCTCAACCCGACCTCGATCATCTTCGACGCCCGGCCGTCCGAATCGAGCAGATTTTTGCTGGCAGGGGTGAGGGGTTGAAGCGAATCGTAGTGCAGGAAATCCCCCAGAATGACGACGAGGGCCTGGTCACAAGCGGGGGATGCGTCGATCAGATGGTCTATCGCACCCGATAGCAGAGCCTCGGCGCTGTCGAGGTCATAATCGGCCCCGGCTTCCGAATGCCAAGCGTACATACCGATGTGATGGTCCCCGATGGGATAGCACGCCATGAGGTCGTCGGTGGTTTTCTTTGGCGCGGGGATTCGGACTTTCGGCAAATCCTTGGCGAGCGCCTTGGCCGCGTCTTCCCATTTCTGCCAGCGGTCCACATCTTGGGGACGCTCGCTCACCCATTGCTGAGTGACCCTTCCACCGGGGCCGTAGTGGGTGGCGATTCTAGCGATAGTCGGGTTGTCGATCTTGACGACATCGGCGGGGTCGATGCCTTCTTGTTTGGACTTGACCCAAGACTGATCGACTTCACGGTTGCGGTCGTAGTGTAGGGACGCGCCATGAAGGGCCAGACCTTCGGGAAGCGGGCGGACCAGATCATGCGCGGGAGAATACCCCCTCTGTGCCGCCTTCTTTCTCACCGCCCTCACGACATCCGTGACGCCGGACTTGTCGCATTCGAGGACGCGGGCCGCTTTGTTGGCGCTGCCATGTTCGAGCAGGGCGGTCAGGATTTCGGCCTGCCGCTCTGTGCAGATGCCGTCCATCGACAGGAGGTTTTGAATCTCCTGCGGGTCGTAGGTGGACCCGCTCACTTGAACAACCCCACAAAGCCCTTCCAAAAGGTCGCCGCCACACCGCCTATGAGAAGCGCAAGCACGACCATCGCCGCCTTGCTCCCGGTCTGCTCGCAGCGAATCCGCGTGGACCGAAGGAACTGCGCGTCCTTCTGCGCGTCCATCGGATGGGCGGGGTCTATGCCGAGGCCGATAAGAGTTTCGTGAACGGCGATCTTGACGACCCTCCTCGCGGCACGTTCGGCCGCCTCGTCCGCGATTCTGCGGACGTCATCTTCCGTCATGTTCACGACGGCTCACCCTGCCAGCGGTCCCAGAGGTCTATTCGAATCTGCCCGGCATCAACCACACAATCTGTACGGACGAGGAACATCAGGACGTAGGGCGCATCTTTCCGAGCGAAAACAACCACGGTGTCGGCCACAACTCGGGAGGCCGGAGGCTCGGCATTGAACAGCGCGACGATGCGCTTGGCCTCCTCGCCCTCTGTAATGGACATGGGAATCAATGGCGCGTTGCCCATGACCGTCTGGATACGAAGCCAGGGGGCGAGGTCGGTAACATTTGCGCATTGCCCTCCGCCGCCATTGGCAAAGGCCAAAATGCCGTAAAGACATGCGAAAGCAAATACTGCAAGGAATCTGGCGGCCATGACCGACCCTCCATTGGGGTTTATGAGTAGCCGTAGACCTTCGCCGTGCCTGTGATATTGCCGGTGTCCATGAGAAGGCGAACCCCGTCAACGGCGGAGGTGCCACCTTTGTATGCGCCCGAGCCGCTGACCCTCACGATGGCGGCGGCGTCGGAATTTCTCATGTCAAGCTCCCAAGACACCATGACGACGTTACCGGCGGCGGGGTTGCGAATGCGGATCGTCGCGGAAGCCTTTTCGTTCGTCCCGTTGCCGAGGCCCGAGACGGCGGGGTTGTTTAGGGCGATCTCCGACGCACTTGAGTCGCTGACGTTGGTTTCAGACGCGGTGTCCGCGCCGTTGTCCGCAATCTGCGTAAGGATGCGTTGGTAGTCCGTCGCGCCCGACTGGAAGGCTGATGCCACCGATACACGAAGCTGGAGATCGGCCCCGTCCGTCGCTGGAACGACGCCGTCCACCTCGATCACATAGGTTCTGTATGTCGAGGTGAAGACGCCGGTTATGTCCAGCGTAGCTTCAGCAGAAGCCGTGAATGTGCCTAGCAAGACCGGGCCAGCATCGGTCCAAGAGGGATTTGCTGCCGCGCCACCCGTCGCCAGAACCTGTCCTGCCGTACCGACACCCAGCGCCGCCCAGGCCGAGGCCCCGCGATAGAGAACAGCGCCGTGTGTCGAGGACAGAGCGGCGTCTAGAAGGCTTGTCAGCGTCTCCCAGCCGGGGTCCGTCCCGTCCGAGGTCAGAAGCGTGTTGTCGGCCCCAAGCGCCACCCGTTCGTCTGCGCTCGCGCCCCGGCGGATCAGGTCGCCCCGTGTCGTGGTCGGTGTGCTGGCGGCGGCAGACGGCGAAAGCCGCGTCAACTGGAAGGCGGTGCCGTCATACAGCGCATCATAATACTTGTTCGCATCAAGAACGACTGAGGCGGAGAGGGCGGCGTCGTCTATTTGGGCAGCCTTAGCCGCCAGGCCGGAAACCGCAATGGTGACGGTGCTGTCTGAAGCCGCCGCGCCAACCTTAAAGCGGAACCGCTGCCCCGTGACATAAGCCGGGATCGACGGCGTCGGGGAGAAGGTCAAGGCGTTGTTCGTGCCGCCTGCTGTGCCGCACCAGATGAAAGTGGCGTCCTGCACCTGACCCGCTGCGGCGTAGTCCGTTCGAGCCGAGGCGTTGCCGACGCCCGTGTGACGATATGTCGCCATAGGAAGGTTGGCTGTCGGGTTGGTCTGGCCGTCCTTGGCAATAGACGCCGTGAGAGCCGTGGCTATATCGGAGAAGTTGCTATTGACCGCCGTCTCGCTGATGACCGTGTCGTAAACGAACGCCGCTTCGGGCAGGCTGTAGTTGCCGGATCCGTCTCGGGCCATGATGACTCCTTTTGTGGGCTATGCCGCTTCACAGCGGGAAAAACCGTGTTCGTTTGCAGTTGGACCGGCGGGGCGGTTGGGCTACCGTCCGGGGATGGAATTTCTGCCTTTGGTCTGCGCCATCGTCGCCGCCAACTTCTTCACCCTCATGTTCGTCTGGGGGCTTTGGCGGGCGCGGAAGATCGTGGACGGCGACAAGGTCGATATTTCGACCCTGGGCGCCCTTCTTTTCCCTCTTGGCCTCGCTGGCCTGGGGTTCTGGCTTTACGCCTAGCGGTTGACCAGAGGGGCCGTGACGACGGGATTGCGGCGCATGAGCATTTCAGCCAACCGGCCATAGCCTTCGACCTGTCCCGGAACCCTGGCCTGGGCCGCGACCATCTGCTGTAGGAGGTCTTGCGCTCGCGGGCCTCGGGGGCCGGTGAGGGCCTGGACCAATTCGCTATAGATTTCGTCGGCGATACGGGCTTTGTCGGCGGGGGTGCGGTTCGTGAGGCTCTGAACCAGCCTCCGGCCGGCGTTGACCGGCTCGCCGCTTCGAACGGCATTGACAACCCCGTCGTCGGTCATGCCGGAGATCGTGTCATCGAGTTGCGTGCGGGCAAAGGTCCGGCTGTTGGAGGCAACCCCGGCGCGCATCTCGAAGGCCGTGGTGGCCTGGTCGAGGGCCTGGAACAACTGCCCGGCTCGGTCGGGGCCAATGACTGTCTCGACCTTCTCTCTTGCGGCGCGGCTTGACAAATCCTTGAGCGCCTTCATGGCCTCGCGGGCATCCATATTGCCGTCGGTCATCGCTCGCTTCACGTTGGCGAGGGCGTCATCGATCTGGGACCGGATACCCTGCGCGACATAGGCGCGTTCCGCTTGAGACATACCCTGCATGGTTTCGGCCACCTCGTCCCGAGTCATGCGGGGCGAAAGAAGGCGCGAGCCGAGTTGAAGGGCGTTCCGGGCCTGGATGGGTTGTGCGGCAGTATCGAGGGCCGTGGCGTATTCGGGCACGGCCTCGCGGGTCAAAGAGCGCAACTCACGGGACAGGTTTGAATAGGCCCGCCCGGTCTGCGTCGTGCCGCCCAACTTGCCTTGTGCGCTCGCAAGGTCAGCGACCTCGTTCAAGCCTCGCGTGATGTAGTCGATCTGGCGAACGTCGGGCATCTGCCGGAATGCAATTGTGCCGTCGTCGGCCACGTCGATCAGGATTTGCCGGGACCGCTCGCCTTCCGCCCGCATCAAGGCGTTGGCCTTGGCGATCGCCGAACGCGGAACCCGCGAGGTGATGATGTTTTCGATCCGCATTCCCACGGGGGTCGCGTAGTCGATGGGTTGGGCGTAGGCGGCGTCATAGGCGCTGGATCGCCCGGCAGCGGTGCTGTTGCGCAAGCCCGATTCCATCGTCCGCAAGCCCTGGGGCGTCCCGAGGGCGTCATCGAGGGCCTGGGAGACGTTCTGCGCTGCCTGCCCGACCCTGCCCTCTACAGCGCCCCTCGCAGCCGTCGCCGCAGGCCCGCTGCGCTGAACGGCTGTATCGAGGATCGACATGGCGTTCGGCCCCGCATCCGCGAGCATGGCATCGGGACCGCCTTGGGCAAGCCGGTTGGCGCCCGCCCCGGTGAAGGAATCGTCGGCGGCCATGGCCCGATTGAGTGTCTGATAGGCGGGGCGCGACATGCCGACATCGCGGGCGACGGAGCCGGTCATCAGACGGCTGGCGAGATTGCGCACGCCCTGGGCGACGGCAGGCGCTCCCGTACCGACAACGCCGCCCAGGGCGCCCGTGACGGCCGCATTTTCCACACGGTTCTCGACCCCGCCTTCGCCTGTTCCGAAGCCGTAGAGTCCGCCCATGGTCGCGCCGGTCACGGACCCGCGCATGATCCGGGTTGCAAGGGGGGCAGACCGCGCGGCGGCGCCCGCCCCACCGGCCAGGCCCCCGGTCGCGACGGTTCCGAGAAACATGCCCGCGATCTCGCCGGGGATGCGGATATCGTCGGGAATGGAAGCATCCCGCTCGCGTTCGGACTTCAGCGCCTCGTCGTAGGACTGATCGCCGATCAGGGAGTTTGCACCCGCCGCCGCCTCGTCCATGAAGCCGAAGGTCGCCCCCGAAGCGAGCGAACGCACGATGTCGTCGACCGTCTTGAACGCCTTCTCGCCGAAGCTGCGGTTGTCCGGCGCTTCCGGCTGCCCCGCCTGCTGCTGGACGAAGGCCATCACGTCCTGTTCGGACGCGCCCTCGGGAGCGTTGACCTCGTAGGTTGCGCCGTCGGGGCCGGTCACGCGGTACTTGGGCATCTAATCGACCTTCTTGATAGACCAGCCGCCGTCGGCGCCGCTCGGGGCGTTGGACGGCGGCCGGTTGCCCGGGCCGTGGATGACGTCCAGATAGGTTTCGCGCATCCGTTCCAGGTTCCGGCGGAACTGCTCTTCGCTCTGCGACTGCTCGAGATTTCCCAGGGTCGACTGGAGCAGCCGGTTCTCGAACTCGGAGACCTGGCCGAGGGCACCGCCGGTCGGCGAGGCGTTGCGCATCTGCTGGAGCCGGTCGAAGCCGACATTGGCGCGGACAGTGTCGAGCAGGCCCGCAAGATCGCGCGCAGGGGTCTCGGGCACGACGGACAGATAGGATCCGAACACGGTCACCGGGATGGTGGCGTTGTCGACGATGCCGAGGGCGCGGTCGATGTCCTGCAAGACCACGTCGCCATAGCGCTGGCTCATCGCCTCGCGGCCGGCCTTCTGCTCCTCTCCCTCGGCGATCTTCCGCGCC